AACGTGGATCTGTAATCAACATAATTGCATCTGGTTGTTCAATTTTAATCAATTGTCTTAAAATGTCTGGATTCCCATAATCATGAACAGGATACATAATAACAGATGAATCTGTTAATCCTGTAGTCTCATTAGTAGATTGGGATAAATCTAAACGTTGACCAGCATCTGGGTGGTTAATTGCTCCTCCTAAGTTAACCCAATTAAAATGTTGAGCAGTGTGGATTACAATTTCTTTTGCTACTGTTGCTACACCAGAGTGAACTCTAATGTCGTCACAAATAAGCATAATCTTTTTCCTATCCTGTGGAGGAATGTAAGCAAAACTTGAATTCATGTGTATTTTTTAGTTTTTAATTTCTAGGTTGTTGTGTGAATGAACTTTTTTACGAAAATCATCATCTGTAAGATACAAATGAATAGTGCGGTCGGCAAGTTTTTGTAAAGAAAATTTGTACTTAACACAGGCAATCTTGAAATCCTCGAATAACTCGCTCTGTACTTTTACAGAGGTTAATGTCATATCCTTTTTATTTGTCATAGCTTTTATTATTTTGTTATATATACATATATTGGGATTCTTTTAAATTAACCCCTTACTGCATAGTTCTTTATTTTCTTTAAAAGGACAAAATTTACAACCATTAAGTGAAGGATTTGGCTCGTGAGTTATATCTTTATAAGAACCGTTTGTGTTAAATACACCTTCTATAAAACTTGTTACAGCGTTTACTGCTTTATTTACTTTTACTTTACCAGATGCTGGAGTAAACTCTTGTATTCTGGATAATGGGTATGGAGAGTTTTCCCATAATTTGCGTTTAACAATAAAGAATTCAATATCAATTTTATCAATTTCAACTCCAAATTGTTTAGCAAAGAAGTATTTATAGAGAATTAATTGGAATTGTTTTGTTTCATCTTTTTTCTCATAGTCACTCCATCCTTTAGTAGATGTTTTAATATCTAGGATTTTAAAACTATTAGTTGGTTCATGATATAAAACAACATCCAAATAACCTTTGTATAAAACATTATTAAATTGGGGTAGTGGAGTTAAAATAATAGGTACTTCACATCCAACTAAATACCAACCTCGTTTACCAAAATGGCCACCTCTATTTTTCTTTACAACTTTAATAATTTCAAGTCCATCTTCAAAGAATTCTTTCATTTGAACAGGGTCACTAAAGTGAACTTTTTTATTTGACTTATAGTCTTTTAAATAAGTTTCCCTAAAACGTTCCTCAAAATAAGCCTCTAAATCAATTCTGTCTGCTTCAGCACCACTTATCTCGTATATAGTTGTTATATAATGTTGTAAGGTTTCGTGTAATGCCGTCCCAAATGTCATATGAATCGACGCTTCAGACGTGTAGTGACCGTCTTTATACTGTAAAGACCATTTGCGTGGGCAGTTAGTATACATAGAAAGTTGACTATACGAAATTGATTTTTGAGTCGCATAGTTAACCTCATTAACAGGTTGCTTTTGTATCTGTTTTACAATAGCAGGTATTTTTTTCTTTTTAGCCAAAACTTATTTTTTCCAAATTGGTTTTTCCAATTTATATTTTTCTTCAAAAACTCTTTGATCATTAAGACATATTTCTAATACTTCCTCATTAGTAGAAGTTCCATGATCTTTATTTCCAGTATAAAATTTTTCACCAAAGTAATTATAACAAGGATATTTACTATAATAAACGTTATAAGTATCTCCACACCAGTGTTTTAAATCTTCTGGAATTAGGATTAGATTGTCTTTATGGTTAAATTGTAATGCACCCCATCCTCCATCCATATGCCATACTTCTCTTTCAACAAACCCATAAACTAAGGGTTTATCACTAAATACATTATATTGAGTAGGATGCATTCCTATTACTCCTGATTTGGGTCTTAGTTTATAAAAATGAATTACATCATCTATAACAGAGGTTGGAAATAAAATATCATCAGAACATAAAGCATAATAATAATTTTTTGATAATGATACTCCTAAATTCCAACCACCATTACAATATTTTCTTTCTTGAAAAGGCACAATAGTTAGTTTATTAAAATCATAACCATCTAACATTCCGGTATAAGGGCAATCTTCAATTAATAAAATTTCACTAACTAAAGAATGAACATCTAAACTTCTTAATAAAGATATTAATCGTTCAGATCTATATATTGTTGGTATAATAAAACTAATCATTAATCTTTTCTTTTTAAAATAGTAACTCCGTTGTTGTTAGCAAATTTTTCATGAATGTACCAATGTGGATTAGCTCTTAACCATTCATCAATTGCCGGCCATATACCTTGAGTATTACTCATGTCTCTAAAACCATACAATTCAGTATCATGAAAACCAATATATTTTCTTGATTTGTTTCCATGACATAATAATTCGCCTTTTACTTGATCGTATGAATGCCAAGTATCTAAAAACAAGAAATCACATTCTTCAATTTCATTTTCTAAAGTATTTTCTTGTCTAAATTCAAACTGAAGATCCCATTGTTGACATCCTTTTTCTAATTCTTCTAAAACACCTTCACCCCATATGTTTGGATTATCAATATCAATACAAATCATCTTTTTATTTAAAGGTCTAGTCCACCAATCATTCCTAGCATCTTCAGATAATCCCATTAAAAATCCCCAAACACCTACTCCAAAACGAGATCCCATTTCAACAATAACATCACACTCTCTAGCATAACGCCTAAATGTAGGCATGTGTTCATTAATATCTGAGTGAGTATTACTCAAATAGTAATATTTTTCGTCAACAATTCTTCTATTTATTGGTTCCATAATTTATTTTCCTTTTAATGTTTGTTTTAATTTTTCTAAATATAAAATACCATCTTGAAGTTCTTGTTGAGCATGATCAATCCAGTCTAGTACTGATAAATCTTGTCTATCAAGGGTATGTCCATACTTGGTTTTACCTTGAGCTGCTCTTGAAATAAAACTATCAACAATAGTATCTACTACTGAATCTGTTTTTAAAACTGTTCTTACTTCAGGGTGTTCCCCTACAATTCCTAAATCGCTGTTTTTTGTCATTTAACTTCTTTTAATAACTTTTTTATTTCCTTTTCGTCAATCCCTGATTTTTCAAGGATTTGTTCTACTCCGGATTTTTTTAATAGCTCAATATATTCTTCTGCCTCACCTAATGATACTGTAAAATGATTAGCAATGTGATGTAACAATTGTTCGTTTGATTTCTTACGTGATCCTTTCACGTATTTTAGGAAAACATTTTTCTTAGGTAACATATGGCAGTAATATTTATAGGTTTTTTCTTTTTCGGGATATGGTATCCTTTGGCCATAATTAGCAACCTCAGTATACTCCTCATACATACTAACAAATCGATGAACCATGTAAGAATTAAACGAATTTTGCTGGTCTTCTGTAAAAGAAGACCAAGCGGTTTTCGTTGTTGTTATCTCTTTAAGCCAATCAAATATTGTCATCTGTTAGTCCATTGAATGGTCTGTTGACTCATCTCCAAATTCGGCTCTTAATTCTTTAGGAAGCAATTCTACTAATACATTTCCTGTTTTTACATCATAAAATACTGGGACTGGAATAACTCCGTCTTCTGATGTACCTGTTACAAAACGAGATACTTTACGTAAAATAACTCCTTCAGCAAAAACGTGATTGCCTTGAGGTGATGTAATTGCTTTAGTGTTTTTAATGTCAATATTGACATTCATTTGTGGTTTATTATTCATTGTTTTCTTTATTATGTTTTTTCCATTCAATCCAAAATCCAGTTGCTACTAATATATTCATACCAACTGAAGCTAATATTTCATAAATGTCCTCATATACGTTCATAGTTAAGTGAATATGTCCTACTGCCCAAAACGGTATAGACAAATTACTAGCTACCCACACTATAAAGAACATTATGAATTTCTTCATATTACTCTTTTACTTGAAATTAACTTAAATAGTTTGAAAGATTTTTTGCTGCTAAAGCTGCTTCATTTAAGTTTTCAATTGTTTTTTTTCCTTTTAACTTAAAGGGAATATACCTACTAATACCGTCTCTACGAATATCTTCTGCCCACCATGTATCTCCTTCTGACTCTGCTTCATCAATTCCCTTATTATATTCTTCTACCCAACTGCCCCACTGTTCTGGAGTGTAGTCTTCTTTATTTGGTTCATAATTTTTATCAAATAATCTATCTCCTATTTTAAATATTTGGGCTCCTCTATGTGTATATCCACAATATCCTTCTAATTCTCCATCTTCATTATATGATTCTGCTACCCCATGAGGATAAGGCTCATATACTTTCAGTTTATGTTTTTTATACCATTCCGCCCTATCAAAAGCACCAATATACTCACCTCCTTGGCTCATAAATGAATTTTCTAATACACCATGGGAAATGATATCATCTTCATTAGAAGGTTTTATTCTACTAGTAAATGAACCTTCTGTTCCTTTAACAACCCACCATTCATGAATTCCAATTTTACCCCCAGTAATTTTTTCAATAATAGCTACTTCTTCAAAAGAAGGTGATTTTTTTCCGATACTTTTTTCCATATTATTCTTATTTATATTCCCAAATATACGACTGAGAGGTGTATTTTCCAAATTTACTTTTATCTCTTTGACGAGAAATATTTTTAGCATTATTTCTACAACAATTATTTATAGCTGTATAATTTAAGTTTAGTTCTTGGGATGCTTGTTTTCCACTATTCCATTCTTTAATTATATTACCTTCTAAATCCTTTTGGAGAACTTTTCTACCAAAAGATTCTGTTGAAGATTTACTTAAATTTTTCTTCCATTCTTCTGTTTTAGAATGCCCTAACATAGCATCACTAATAGCTTGTTTATGTTCTTTACTTAAAGGAATATCTTTATGTGCCATAGACATTTTTTGTTTTGTTTCTTCAGTAATTGGATCAAATTTTCTTCCTTCCCAAGACCCAAATGCTTTATTGGTTCTATTATAAAATTCTTTATTATTTTTGACATCATAATAATTTAACCAATATTCTTCTCTTTTCCAAAGTTCTTCTTTATTATTACAAACTTCTAAAATAGTTTTTTTAAAGTTTTCAGCACCATATTTTTTAATGGCCTTTTTTAAATCTAAACCACTTCCTAAATATTTGGGATTATTTTGTACATCTTTTCCTAAATATTTTTTACCGTTTATTTTATTTGTAGTTAAATATATTACCATAATGAGTTATTTCCTTATCTATTATAAATATTATCAAAATAGATAAAGAAATAATCTTTTACAAAATTCTTTTTGGAAGAATTAAAGATAAAATCCTACTAATAAGAGCAGCACAATTAATTTCTTTATCAATTCTAAAGTTAGAATGATATTGATACTCTTCAATATAAATC